CTATTTTGCTGTTTGTGAGGCGGATTCTGACGCCGTTTCAGTGTCAGATGATGCAGAACTATCCACTGCAGCGACTGTGGACGTTGGTGTTTGCACTTCGTCAGCAACTTTATTAGCCGTCGCTTCAACTTGGCTTTCCTCGTCACTTTTAACTGTTGGTACTGTCACTGTTTGAACGTCAGTAATAACGCCCAGCATACCAAGGATCGTTAATACTGTATTAATAACGGCAACAATGGCTGACCAGTCACCAGTAAACTTAATGCCAAACATGGCAAAGACTTGTTGAACCAAAACGATCAGTAACGAAATAATCCCAGCAATCAACTTACCATTTAAACTTCCGTCGGCATTCTTAAAACTAATTTTTTTCATTTCCTTTGGCTTCCTTTTCATATAGATGTTTAAATTCAATGTCATGACCATCTAACCGGCCTTCTACCTTAATGACCCGATTTTCAATCGCGTTCATTGCGTCGGCGTTTTGCTGTCGTACTTTTAAGCTTTCATTGGTAAACCGGCTAAGCCGCTTTCCTAAATCGTTAAGTGGGATGCGGACCGTTTTATTTAAAATCCAGTTAGCTAACACACAAACACTAGTGACAATGGCAACAATCGATCCCCATTCATCCCAGCCTAATCCTAATAGTGTATGCAATTACCGCACCACCAATCGCTGGCCAGGATAGATAGTGGTGTAAATCGTCTTGCCGTTCTGACTAGCTAATGTAGTCATACTTAGGCCGTTTCGCTGAGCGATTGACCACCAACTGTCGCCAGACTTGACTGTGTAATACGTGTGAGCGGCACCACTCTTTACATATTCCAGCGTATTGCTTGCCGGGCCAGTTGTTAGATAGCCATAACCATTAAATCGCGGTTGGCGTACCCACCGATAGCCACCCTGAATAATGGCCTGATCAGTCTTGACCGTAGTCCCAGCTGGCAATGTCGTGATGACACTTGATGACGTTGAAGCACCAGTACGCAGTTTGACCGCTGTCTTGAGCGTGTAAGTCTTTGTTTCCTTGACCCACTTGGCTGACGTAGATGGCTTGGAAGTGTTTTTGTTGGCCTCCTGGTTGTTGGCCTTAACCGCATCCTTATCAGTCGGTTTGACCGCTGATTTTTGACCAGCTGTGTAGTAATCAGTATAGAGTTGGCTGACATCAAAGCCACCGTAACTAATCCGGAAATGAGCTGATCCAGACCATTGCCAGGCATTGTTATTCGTATACCATTTCTGACCAGACATGACATAGGGGTAGCCGGCAATCCAACCAGTTTTTCCCTTGATGGTCATCTTGTTGTTAGCCCATGATCCAGACGTATAAATGTCGGCCCGATAACCAAACTTCTGAATCTCTTGCATGAAGGCCGCATTATTGCGGTCGTTGGCCGCTTGTGACAAGATTCCTTGTTCCTCAGCCGATTCTACGTCCGTTGCCAATACTGCGCCCACTGGTAGTCTGGCCGCTTTGGCTGCCTGACCAGCAAAGTCAGCTTCGGCGATTGCTTGTGCCTTAGTAGCGTATCGTGCAAAATGGTAACCATTGATATACATTCCAGCTGCTTGAACATTTGCAATGTTGCTAGCAGCATATGGATCCCTGTACGTACCGCCTTCACTAATTTTTACCGTAACAGCCTTAACGCCAAATTCATTACGCATGGAAACATACTCTGCCTTTGACATGTAGCCGTTATTATTTGACACATCGACCATATCCATGCGGGCAGCCTGAATGGTAGTATTGCCCAATAAAAATGTCATAAAAATAGCGCTCACCATTAAGATGAGTGCCTTAAGCTTGCGTTTATTCAATTGTCTACCTCCTATTCAAGACTACTATTAATTTGGAACTGTAAAGTTGAATCACTAGGGTAAATTGACGTCCCTGTACTATCAACCACCCAGACTTCTAGCTGATAATCTCCTGCTGTTAAGCCGGTCATCAAGTCCGCTGTTAAGGCTAGCACAATTTGACCAGTCGTTGGGTCTGTTAAGCTATCTGGGTCAACTGTGGTTGATTTAAGGTAGCCGCTAGCATTGCCCAATTTAACAGTAATTGAAGTAACATTAGTTAAATCAGTGGCCACATTATCATTGCCACATACTAGCGTAAAGCTAGTGGTTGTATCACCAATTTTAACCGTCTGTGGTGAAGTATCAGTAAAACTAAGCGTTTTCGCCATTTTCAGGTTCCTCCTTCTCAGCCAACTTGGCATTAAGCTGGTCAATTTGAACTTGCGCCATCGCTAATTGCTGGTCTTTAACGGCAATCGCTTGGGCGTAGTTACTCGTCAGCTTGTTAATCAAAGCCTGTGCGTCAATATTCATGATTTAAGCCTCCTTTAAAGTTTTGTACTGTCGTTAGTGGCTAGTTGAGACACTGGTGTAATTTTACCAGCTAAATTATCAGTAATAGTCTGCTTAATAAACGCCACTTGTTGGTCACCTGTCTTAGAACGATAATCTTCTGCTTTCATGAGGACAAACCCCTCAATGTGTGACGCTGATTCATATGTTGCCGAAAAGTTGATTTTAAAAACGCTATCCGGCTGAACTGATACGGTTGTGATATTAATATTTTCCATTATAAAGTCTTCCTTTCAAGTTCATTGATTCTGTTATTCAACTGTTTAATCTTAGGAATTAATACCGTCCATAAACGGTCATACTCAATACCTTCAATTTGACCATCTTTCCCAGTGATTAAGAATTCATCTAATCCGGCGTCCCGTAAGTCCTCGGCAATTAAACCGTAGTGCCGTTTTAGGTTTATTTCTTCTTCTACTGGTATTTCACCATTTGACAACGATTCGGCCATCTTTTCCGTGGCAACTTTGTCATTCCAGCTTGCCGGTTTTAAAGTCATCAAACGGTCAGCTTGTACTGTATCATCACTTCTAGCAATAGCTAGTTTGTACTTACTTGCCGAGGTTGACCTACCAACACGACCAGATGAAGTGACAAACATATTTGCACCGTTAGAATATGTCCGATTATAAATTGTTGGTGATACAAACGCTGGTTTACCATCATTTAAAAGATACATTTGAGCGTTTCCGTCAACAGCATGTAGTAATAATCTACCCATACTCAAGCGATTGCCCATAGCTCCAATTTCATCAACGAACGTTGGCCGGTATAATTCAATAGTATTTTTACTGAGGTTATCTATCCCAAACTGTGCAGTCATGTTAGCTAAATTATAACCGACATACCAGTTACCGGTCGTGCTACCCTCGTCACCATTTATGTTTCCATATGGTGTGAATGTTATTCCTTTTGGTTGGCGGTCCGAATACATACCGTGAAAGTGAATCTTTTGGTCGTCACCCTTTAGAGTAATGCCATTAATACCTGAAAGTACAAGCTGAGTTGTCCCCGACTCACCTTCTGCAACCGATGGCTTTGAAAAATCTGTATCTTTACCAACAGTGTAACCAGCTGATAGACTTATTGAAGAGCCTCCAATCACCGCTGTTTCACCACCATACTTATTACCACCAGTAGATACCATATTTCTATCTGATATAACAATATTACCGGAGTACATCCTAGCATAGTTAGCGAAATAGTCGTTTACGCTGTATGAGCGTAGAACTCCATCAGAATCAGCTGTAAATGGATAAAACTTAGCTGTATTGTTGGCATTAGTGCTAATACTACCGGCATTAATCGTTGTCCCATTAATCGTACTAGCATTGATTGTTGTTGAGGATACTGTGCCATCACTAAGCGTCATTTTCTTAGCCGTTATCACACCGTTTTCATCGGTTGTAAATGAGCCATTAGGCGTGCTAAACGTTTTAGCAACAATGTTGACACCTTTAAGGGTACCAGTGGTAATATCACCTAAATTGGCACTTAAAGCTGATAGCTTGTTAACATTTAACCGGTCAGTGTTTAGCTTTCCAGTGGTAATGTTTGATGCATTGATATTCTTACCGGTAATCGTGTTAAAGTCAATCGTGCCAGCCGTTAATTTATTGGCGCTAACATTACCAACTTGGGCGTCAGTGATAGCCGCATTGGCTATCTGTGCCGTGCCTACAGCTAATTTGCCTATCTTGGCATTAGTGATAGCACCATCACCTATTTGTGCAGTACCCACAGCTAGGTTAGCAATCTTAGCACTACTGATAGCGGCATCTTTAATATTGGCAGTGTCAACAGCTAATGAACCAATTTGAGCATTAGTAATTGCACCATTGGCTATCTGTGCCGTACCTACAGCTAATTTACCTATCTTGGCATTGGTAATTGCCCCATCACCTATTTGGGCAGTACCCACAGCTAGGTTAGCAATCTTAGCACTACTGATAGCGGCATCTTTAATATTGGCTGTGTCAACAGCTAATGAACCAATTTGAGCATTAGTAATTGCTCCATTGGCTATCTGTGCTGTACCTACAGCTAGGTTAGCAATGTTTGCACTTTTCATGACAACAGGGTCAACACTATCAAGTAAAACACTTTTACCAGACAGCGTTAATTGACCACTAGACGAAATTAGGGTCTTACCGGCTTGAAGGTTAATTTGGTCAATCAAGCCATCTTTAGTAACTCTAAGGTTAATATCATCAGACATTTGAGAAATCATAGAGTCTTGACCACCATATACGTAAGGTGTGGCCACACCACCAAGTTCTAGTTTTAGCTCTGTAAAGAATAAACCAGAAGAAGCGCTATTATTAGACCCGATGTTGTCAACTCGAATATAGCCTTCGTTATCATTAGCTCCAGTTGTGAAAGTAACCGTATACTGGTCAATATGTGACGGAGAAGTTACCAAATTCGTAAACAGTCCGTGAACGATATCGTAATCATTAGTAGACCCATAAGTCCTAGTTAACAAATAGACATTTGCACCGACAACATTAGAAGATGCAAAAGCTTTAAATTGGAACGTATAAGTTGTATTTGGTGATAATGGAAAACGATTTGAGCCAGCGGCAGCAGTACCATTTTGAGCTGTATTTAAATAAAGCAGTGCCCCAGTGCCGTTCTGGTAGAAAGTATGTGTAGTCACTAATAGTTTCCGGTCAGTTGCCCCCCAGTTCATTAATGTCCAACCAGTAAGTGGGGTAGTAAAGTTGCTTGAATATGGAATTAAGTTGGCATTATTAGCATCTGATTTAGAAACCTTGCTAGCAATCATATCCTTAGTCTGTGTTTGATAAGTTTGAAAGTCACTAGATTCTACCTTGCTAGATATTTCCTTAGCGGTTGTAGCTTGATAGGCTGAAAAGTCACTAGTAGCTACCTTTTGGGCTATCAAGCCAGCGGTAGTTGTTTGGTAAGCTGAGAAGGTGCCATTATCAACTTTCTGGGCTATCTGGCTAGCTGTTTGTGTTTGATAAGTTGAAAAAGCACTATTACTTACTCTATCAGCTATCTCACTGGCAGTCTGTGTTTTGTCAGACGCATACTCTGAGCTAGAAACTTTGTCATCAATCAGGTCAGCAGTCTGTGTCTTGTACGTGTTAAAGTCGTTAGACGACACCTTACTATCAATCGACTTAGCAGTTGTAGCTTGGTAGGCTGAAAAGTCCTTAGTAGCCACCTTTTGGGCTATTAAGTCAGCGGTAGTCGTTTGATAGGCTGAGAAAGCACCATTATCAACTTTCTGCGCTATCTGGCTAGCTGTCTGAACCTTGTAACTAGCATAGTCTGAGTTAGCAACCTTGGTAGCTAGTCCATTTTCTAGGTCAGCAATCGTTAGCTTGGAACCGTCTTTTAGGTCTGTCACTGCTTGACTAGTTACTTGATTATTATCTATTGCTACGGTAGCTTGGCTAAACGCATTATCAGCTGTACTTTGAGCTTTAGCAGTAGCTGTAGAGTTGCTGCTTATATCAGCGCTGGCTTGGCTGCCAACTGCTTGTGCTTGACTAAAGGCATTATCAGCCGCACTTTGAGCTTTAGCAGTAGCTGTAGACTGGATGGATATTTCAGAGTTAGCATAAGCATAGGTGCTATCAGCAACCAACCTAGCACTATTAGCGACACTAGTTGCATTATTAGCGACACTAGTGGCATTATCACCAGCACTTTTAGCTTCGTTAGCAACTGTACTTGCTTTGTTGGCAATAACTGTTGCTGTGCTACCAGCTAGTATAGCGTTTGATGCCGCCTGACTAGCATTGTTAGCAACACTAGTGGCGTTACCACCAGCACTTTTAGCTTCGTTAGCAACCTTAACTGCTTTATCAGCATTTACTGCTGCTGTACTACCAGCTAATACAGCACCAGAAGCGGCTTGGCTAGCATTATTAGCAACACGAGTTGCATTATCACCAGCAGTCTGAGCTTGGTTAGCAGTTGCAATGGCCTGTGCCGCGGCATAGCTAGCATTATCACCAGTTGTAGTTGCCTGTGAAGCCACTATGACAGCACTAGAAGCCGCTTGACTAGCTACCGCAACACTAGACTGCATGTTATCAATGTCAGCGTTATAGGCGTCCTTTAAGGCGTTCTGTACATCGCTTAGAGCCACATTGTAAGCGTATGTGAGGCTATTATAAGTGTATCGGTCAATGTTACTAGCCTTAGTAGTATCTTTCAGTAGAGGCGTTATAAAGGTGTTCAGCTTATTATAAGCCGTGGTTAAAGCAGCCGTACTAATATTGGCATCTTTAGCTCGCTTTAAAATCACATTATACTGGCTAGTTAATCCGGCATACTGTGAGGCCTTTGTCTGCTTTTCAATGACACTCATTAAGTTGGGGTCATTTAAATTGGTGACCCCACCAGCTGCATTATCAGCTGTATTTTGAGCCTTGATAATTTTAAGGCCATCATCGGTTAAGATGACTTGTGTTGCATTAGATTCAGCCATTTATACTCCTCCTTTCACAGTCATTGGCAAACGTTCTTTAATTGGTATTACAAAGGCACGTGATATAGAACCACAGTTGAAAGTAACCAATAGTTCCGGCTGGTTAGTCTGACTATAGATAATGTTGCAGGTTTCAGGTTCGATAACATCATCGGTTAATCCTAAATTCATATCCAGTAAATAGTTAGAGGCAAATTCTTGCCCACCATGAACAACATTAATGGCGTACACCATACGAGGGTCTTTCATGTTGTAACCACCCGAGTGAAAGTACACATACGGGAAGTCAATTCCTTGAGACTGGTAGGTTTGTTTGTCCATGTCAATCCCATAGTTGGTAATATCAAAACTGTATAGCACATTATAATTACCCTGTTTAATATCATCGAGTTTTAGCACATCATGTTTACCATTTACATAGCCACATAGTACATAACCATGCTTGAAGTCAACACTGACTCTTGTATAACGATTGATAGTGCAATAACGTATAATGCGGTCATCATCATTGCCTAGGGTCACATTAGCAAGGTAGGGTATGCGACTAATTGCATATTCATTAACGTTTAAATTAGGCTTAGTTATGGACCAAATGTAAACAGCTCCATCTACTTCTTCAATTGAAAAGCTAGAACCATGCCCACCATGTGCAACAATCATCTTGCTAATTGGCTTAAAATTAGCGTCATGTAAGACAAACATGACATCGGTGGTTGTACTTTGGTTAATCGCCCGACTAGTTATATACTGACCGTTGCTCAAAGGACACATGTATTGCACTGAGTCAGTTATTCCTAGTGTACTGTCGTCTTGGATAAAACTACCCAAGTTACGAATAGCACTAGTTTGTAGCTTAATCTCTGGTTCATCTTGAATGTAACTGGTCTCAATAGTCCCGTGTAGTGTGCCAACGGAATTATGTGCTGCTTGTACTAAATAGCCAGTTTGATTGAAATTAGTATCAAGGGTGCCGTCAGTATTATAACGGTGCCAAATAAACCCCTTGTTATCAATATAGGCTGAAATATTAGTATTGCCTTCCCAAGCCTGTAAGATTAACCGCTTAGTCTGGGTGGTATCAGTGAAGTTGTTGCCATCAGGGGTTAAGGCCACTGGCTTTACTGAGCTGGCGTCCTCCTTTGCCTTTTCAATGGCGCTATTAATAGCACTTTGATAACCTTGCATCCATGCTGGTGTTGCAACTGGTACCGTGACATATTCACCAAAGCCAACAGTATTGCCATAAGGGTTAGCCTTACTAATAGTGCGTTGAATGACTCGGCCACTGGCATCTAATACCGGCTCAATTAACTCATCTTTAAACCTAATCGTGGCACCTAATGGCGGGTTAAATTTAGACGTTACATTAACCTCATAATACGTCCGAGGGTGATTATATAATTGCAACATTTCCTCAGCCCAAGCTTTAATTCCGGAAGGGTCTTCAATTGAGTTAGCTGTAACAACTCCCTCATAGTAAAGACCTGCTTGCCAATCCGGGTTATATTTTTGATTAGCCTCATCATCAACAATGTAAGGCTTACCATCGTTAACTGCTTCCATCGTGTAGCCATTAGAACCATAGGCAATTAGCTTAGTGATTGGGTTTGACACCGTTGTTCGCTTTAAGCTAGTCATATTCTTACCAAATACTGCCTCGTTGTAGACCACATCAGCATTAAGTTGGTCAGTAATAACACACACCTTTTTCGTGATATTACCTTGTGAGTCAGTCTCAACATAAGGGTCAATCTCAACGTTATAGGTCTGGATTAGTGTCTGTACTAATGTGCTTGCTTTCGTTTTGCCGTCAATGGCAATTGATGGAGTCATCACATTAGTAGTCTGATAGTCTAGCGTCCAGCCAGTGGCATTGAAACACTGATTAAAAGCCGTCTGAATTGAACTAGCACTAGCCGTAATTGCCACTGGGTAATGATGAGCTAGTGTGTATAAGCATAGATTAGTAAAGTTAGCCGTTGTAACATGCTTAGTAGCGGCTGTATTGCTCTCTTCCACGCTGTATATGTGCATGACATACCAATGACCAGATAGCTCGTCATAATAGGCTAGGTTATTGCCAGCGACTACTTTATCTGAATCAGGCTGGCCTTGAAGCACGTCTAATGAGCCTTGGTGGTCAAACTTCTTAGACTGGGCGTTTAGATTAATCGTGCCATTAAAGTTATCTTGAGTTCCAATATTAGCATCATCGTCATAACTTGTACTGGTCGTATCGGCATCGGCTAGTTGGATTTTAACGCTATCGTTAGAGAACTTAGTGGCCCCATCCACGGTCAGGGTACCAATTCGCTTTAAATTTGAATCTAGGATTAAATACTGGTTATTTAAAGCCATCTGTTAACCTCCTTATTTTAGTTATGTAAAAAGGCCACCCTTAATAGGGAAGCCTTTAGTATTGTTATAGTATCCTTGGTAGATATTTCAGGGTTATTTGTGCATCATCTAAATCACCAACCATCGACAAGCCATTAACGCCCGGCTTTAACTTAGGAAAGTCGGTTGACCAAACTGGTGAAACTAGCTTGCCATTTACAGTAACCGTATCTGTCTCACAATCCATCATAATTTCTTCACCGGCGTTAGCAATATAAGTTGGCTTTGTTGCATCAACTTTATTGACTTTCCATATTTGAAGGTCAGTCATTGACATAAAGGGGTTCCGATAGGCAACTTTATGAATATCTTCTGTAATTGGGTGCTTTAGAAAAACAGACCCAATCCCACCTAATGCTGTTTGATACTTATTTTGAGTATCAACATAGGTTCCGTGTACTAACATGTGAATATGAGGGTCTAGGAATGGTCGGCCTGTTTTAGTCGAATACTGGGTGATACTCCAAGTAAATACTTGTCCTCGTTTAGTGATATCCAACATTAGCCAAGCACCTGCCAGTGCGGAGTCTTCTTCCTTATTGACCACGGTTGTATAGGTATCAACGGTTTCCTTAATGGTTCGTTTAGTTACTTTCCCTCTTCTGGAACGCCCATATTTAGTGACAGTTTTGGTTGTCGTGCCAGTTTTGATTTTAATTTTCTGGTCGGGCTTATTCGTAAAAGAGCCTGCTGGCCCTGAGCCATAATACAAGTCAGTATAGCGGTCGCCATATTCTAATGTTGAGCCAGGCTCACATATTTGAAGCCTAGCCATGGGTTTAGCACCATAGGCCATGTCACGCATACCAAAGCGTCCAATGGTATTACCACTGGGGTCTAATAGCAAGACTTCAACACGTCCCATCGCCCGGCCATTATGGGTACCACTGTATTTGAATTGATGGATACCAGTTCGTACTCGCCAATCAGTCAGTGAGTTTGTCATGCCAGTATAACGATAGGCGGGGCCATACCAGCGGTCTTCTCCAGTTGTGGGTATCGTTCCAAAGTCATACCCAGCGCTAGTTACAGCTGGCCGCATTACATTAGTTGCGGTCTTAATTTCACTGTGGCCTTGATACGTGTACGTTTCACCAGTCTTCATATTACTAATTGCATTGGCATCATTTGTCCACATTGCCATAGTTCCTAGCGGGTCATCAACAACTTTAGTATAAGGTTGAACCGCAGTGGCTTGGTCTCCCGGTGACTCGGGTCCTAGACCAAACTGACCACCATTTAAACTAAAGCCAATATATTTTAAATCTCGTTTAGGTATGGCCTGAATAACTGGCTCTGTTCGTGCAGTCCCATCAACAGTAATCGTGTTTAAGCCATTATTTAAAGGCTTCTCAACCTGTGGAAGGGTTGCCCGTGGGTCCGACTGCACAAAGGTAATGGTTAGTGTCATGTCATACATGCCCGTGTTAATTGGGGCCGGATCACTAATCGTGGTAATATGCCCCCAGTAAGTCACCTTAGGCTCGAAGCCAAAGATTAATGGGTACTCTTTACCATTATCGCTAGGGTCATCGCTTAATAGCAGACCACTTAAATTGTGCATTATCTGATTAAATCTAGCTTGGTTATCGGCGCAGTAAATGGATACCGGTATACTAATCGTCCGACTAGTAAAGTCCGTGCCATTAAATTGATTTCCATACATGGCCGGTATATCAGTCACCTGTTCAGCCATGGCTGGTGCACTAGGCAATACCACGTTTCCCATTTCAACCTGTAAATCGTCCCGGCTATTTAAGCCAGCATATTCAAAATCATCTCGTTGTAAGGTCACGATTTAACCTCCTTTTTAAGTTTAGCTATGTAAAAAGGGCGCCCAATTAAGGACGACCCTTTGATTGATTTGGATACTAGCACCCCATCATTTGTGAATATTGTGAAGCTGTCTTGTTGTCAGATTTAACCGCATTAACCACATCAGATTTAGCAATGACTGCTTGAACGCTACCTTGGCCTGATACTAAAGCCGTCAATAATGCAATGACTTTATCAAGCTTCTCACTACTTTCACTGTTAGTAGACGCAACCTGACTACCATTGTTGCCATTTACAACTTGACTAGCCTGTGCGATTAACTGGTTAGCTCGACTCTTATTAGTCAATGGCAAGATCATTTCAGGCTTGTTGTGTTCAGCGACCTCAATCAACTGGTTAGTGTTGATAATGCCACCGTTTTCGTAGCCTTCGGGCCCACTAACACGAGCAAACGCACTAGCACCTGAGCCATATTTAGCCTTCATATAGTGGATACCAGCTAGCAGGTCATCATAACCATTCAGGATATTATTATGGCCGGGAAACTTGTAAGCTTCAAAAGTTGGTCTAATAGTTTGAACTAGCCCCATTGAGGGAATACCCATTTTAGCGTTAGAGTCCCAATTGTTAACCACTGTCGGGTCACCGTTTGACTCACGTGCAATAACTTTCATCCAAGCTGATACTTGACTAGCACTGGCTTCAAAACCGTTCTTCTTCAAGGCTTTGATAACATCTGGCTTCCAACGTTGAACACCTGAGCCGCCGGGGTTACTACTACCGCCATCACCAAACATATCTGCTAACTTGCTGATGAACTTCCAGAAACCACTACCTACTTGCTTTTTAATGGTGCCTAACAGGCCACTAGATTTAGAAGACTTATCCGAGCTAGTGCTATCTGATAAACCGGGTACTCGTCCATAACCAGCAAACGTACCATAGCCACCACCATGAACTTTACTGATACCCATACCGTCTTTTTCATTTTCAGCACTGTAAAACTCGCCATTGCCGGTGTATACCCCAACGTGATCGCTACCATCTGGGCCAAAGAATACCAAATCACCCGGTTTAGGATTGCTGACATGCTTAGACGCCCTATACTGCTCACCACTGGTCCGTGGGAAGCTAATTCCAAGCTTCTTTAGGGTGTACTCGACTAGGCCCGAACAGTCGAACGCACTAGGGCCCTCAGCACCATAAACATACTTATTTGTGGCACCGTACTTCTCCATCGCATTGACTAGAGTGGAACTAGAAGCGCCACTGTCTAGGCTGTCACTAACGCCACCCCATAGCGTTGACCACCATGTCTTAGCTTGTTTCTCAACACCATTAAATAGGCCTTTACCAATGTTGCTCATGACACCTGAGATACCTTTGGAAGACCAGCTAAACAAGTTTTCAAGTGATTTAACCGGGTGAGCAATAATGTTTTCAGCGGTCTTGAAGAACTTCTCTAAACTGCCTACCTTTTTACCGACCCAACTAGTTACGCCTGAGATACCACTAGTCACACTGTTTAAAATGTCCCCAAAGAAGCCACCTGCTCCAGTACCGTTAGCATACTTAGTCACGCCTTGCATACTCATTAACATGGCTGTCTCACTAGCATTTAATACCTCAGTGCCAGCTGGTAACATTATCTTAGTGTTACGGCCTTGAACAATGCCTGAGTCACCATTAGGTAGCATGACCATTTCTTTATTGCCAGTTTGTGGGCTGTCATTACCATCATTAAGCATTGCCATAGTAGGACGTGTAATCGGGTTACGTGCCCCACTAAACATACCAGTACCAGCGGCAAAATGAACATGGCTTAAATCACCGATCGTCTTTTTCTTACCACCGAAAGTATGGATGACACTATCAACCGCATTAATCCCACCGTTGATAATATCAATGACATCATTCATGCCATCTTTAGCAAAGCCCTTTAAGTCTTTCCACAAACCTTTGAAGATGTTCTCAACACCAGTTCCTAAACCTGACCAGCCTGATTTAAAGCTCTTTTTAAATGCTCCTAGCCAGTCGGCCATTGAGTGACCAAACACTTTAGTATGACTCAGGTCTTTGTTCCAATAGCTGTGCAGGTTAGACCGCATCTTGTCCCAATGGTTATTCCATGAGTGTGACCAACTCTTCTTCCAGCCAGCCCACTTAGTACCCATGTTAGAGAAGAATGACTTAGTAAGCTTGTACGAGCCATCCCAATTGGATTTTAGGGTACGTCCGTTACTAGACCAGTGGCTGGCCCAACTCTTCTTCCAGCTAGACTTCCATGTATCCCACTTCTTGCCGACCGAACTAAAGAAGTTCTTGGTGTTCTTAACTGAGCCATCCCAATCAGCCTTCATTGTCTTACCAGTATCAGACCAATGCTTATTCCAGCTCTTCTTAAAGCTAGACTTCCAAGTGTTGAAACTATCTGAAATAGTCTTATACCACTTGCCAAATTTTGTCTTGCTAAAAGCCTTAGAAGCCTCGCTGACCTGTTTATCCATGGCCTTTTTAAGGCCCATCTTACCAATGTCCTTGCTAAAACCTTTAGACCACTTTTGGACGTTCTTACCAGTCTTAGTATCCTTTAGGAACCAAGTAGCTAGTCCAGCGAATGGGTTAATCAAGGTTGTTAGTATCTCAGACTTATGTTTCTTAAAGTAACTACCGGCATTCTTTCCCCATTTATCCATAGTTTTGCCGACTTTACCCAACGCTGAGCTAACCTTTTTCTCCCAACCATACTTGCCAGTAAATAGCTTCTTCATCGAGGTACCAATACCATTAACCCACTTTCTGAAAGGCTTAATGTACTTATAGGCAGCTACTAAACCAGCAGTAAGGGCGGCTAAAGCAATGACTGTAATACCAATCGGGTTAGCATCAAGAGCAGCATTGAGTAACCATTGGGTGGCAGTCGCTGCCTTCTCTGACTTAACTAGGCTAACCATGCCTGCAATGACCTTACCAATACCACCGGCGACACTGGAAATAGTTGATACTATCCCTTTTAGTTTTGATACAGCAAGGTAGGTCACAATAGCTTTACCAACATTTTCAATGGCTGTCTTGTGCTTGGCAATATTGGCTGTAGCTGAGGCTACCCCGCTCATACCCTTTGAAGCATCCTTAGAATGTCCACCAATGAGCTTTAAGGCACCAGCTACAGCTGACCATGCACCTTTGGCTAGACTGCCAACAATACTAGCAAAAGCTCCACCAGTCTTTTCAATTGGCTTTTCGTTCTTGACTAAGAAGCTAATAACATCACCGACATACTGCCCAGTTTTCTTACCAAGTGTGCCAACTAGGGTGCTTAAGGACTTCTTAACATTATCTAAAGCGCCCTTCTTTTCAGATACCCCATCAATAGCCTTTTCAACACCTGAAACTAGTGGCTTAGCAAAGGCTACTTTCAAATTGGTGTAAGTACCTTGAATGGCTGCCATTTTACCCTTAGTAGTTTCACCAAACTCTGACCATGCTTTGCCACTTGTTTTAGCGGCCTTGACCATATAGCCTTGCAATTGGGCACCGGTAATTTTACCAGCCGCTAGTTGCTTATTAAAGGCATCTGTTGACATACCACTAGCTTTAATGATGGCCTTTTGAAGCTCAGGCACTTGGCTAAAGTTACGTTTAAATAGGCTGGCGGTTACTTTAGAACTACCGCTTAACTTGGCTACCCCTTGGCTTAACTGGGCTATCTGGTCGCCGGATTTACCAGCTGCCGAACCATAGCTAGTTAATACCTCGGTCATGGCACGGGCTTTAGTGGTGCTGTTGGTCATGGCATAGAATTTCTTCTGCATGGCATCAATAGCGCCACCGGATATGTTAGCCTTAGAACGAATGTCACCAATCTGTTTTGTCATCTTAGTTGCTTCACTGTCAGACAGACCTAGATTAGTCCATTGCTTGTGGATATTAGCTCCAGCTTCGGCTAGTTCATAACCTTGTTGGGTAACCCCTTTAATGTATCCCACTGCACTTGAAGCGGCGTTACTAATCGTGTTACCAATGACATACCCAATGGCAAAGTGTTTAGTTTCATCACTAGTTTTCTTTTCTTCATCTCGGACTAAGCCTAATTTAGACTTGGCGGAATCTAGCATCTTAGTAAAAGCACTAGCATTAGCCTTATTCATGGCTGAATCTAGCTCATTAGTCTCACTTTTGAGCTTTGCCATACTAGTGGCAGTCTCATTAACCCGTACTTGCTGACGTTTATAGGCGTCACTAGTAGCTCCACTAGCCGTCTTAATCCGGTCTAGTTCGTTAGTTTGGGCCTTATACTGGGCTTCCATGTTAGAATAGGCTTGCTTTAAACCACCTAAACGAGCCTTATTAGCTTCGGCTGACCGGCCCTCTGCCTCTAGGCGTTTAACATAGGACTCACTTAAAGCAGTACTTTGTTTATAGCCCTTTTGTAGGTCGGCTAAACCTGAATTGTAATACTGTAGTTTTGACTTGGCTCGATCTAGCTGACCGCCCATTGAGTCATATGACCGACTAGCCTTGTTAATCTGGTCAGATAGCTTTAAATATTGTTCTTCACCGTCTTTGGTGTCTCTGTTTAGACCTGCTTGACGGGACTTTAACTCATCAATCTTAGCCTTTTGAGCTTCCATTGATTTGGATAAGCCATCTACCCTAGCTGCTGCGGCCTTTTGATACTCACCTGCTGACTTTAATGCCGTTTCTTGGGCTTTCCAACCACTAGTGTTAGCTCTAACCTCAGCAGTTAACTGTTTGAGTGATTTAACAGCCTCTGCTGAATCTAAGCCAACTTTGCTGGTCATCTCACGGCCGACTACTTTTTTAGCCATTCTTTTTTAACCTCCTTTTAGGCACAAACGCTTATAAGCCATACGTTTGATTAATGGCTTCTAGTGGGTCAACCAGTTCAGCACGGTCTTCCTTTTTACGAGCGTTTAAACTAGCCATCATATTAAAAAAGGAGCTATCATCAAATTCTTTCGGTGATAACCCCTCGGTTAATAATTGTTGAGCTAGCAAGTTGAAGTCTTCCTGTTGGTTTTTCAACTTCAAGACTTCCTTTTTAAGCTCACCGTTACGTTTGTGCCGGCTTATTTTGACGACTTAGCGTCTTCAATGGCTTTACGTTGTTTCTGTTCGGATAGTTTAATATCAGCGTCTGAGATGCCGTTTAAGCGCATAATCAGGTATCCAACGCCTTCACCAAACCGTTCAATCGAGATGGTATCGTTAATCGTTTCCATCTGCTGATCAGTGTAGCCCATGACCCGTTGTACAAAGTCGGCCATATCATCTTGCAATTCTAGGCCGTTTTTCATTGCGTCTAGTTCAGTAACTTCTTTTTCGGTGTCTTGTGATTCCAGCATGCTAATTTGAACCTTAGTAGCTAATCGAATGATATTGTTAGTTGGTGTTACATTGGCCGTCTTGTTGATTTTAAAATAGTTTTTAGCATTAATTTTCATAGTTATTTGTACCCCTTTATTCAAAATTGTATGTAAAAAGCCACCTTTTCAGGCAGCCTCTTTGATCTATCCTTGTGTAGTACCGCTAGTCGTACCACCAGTTGTACCGCTTGCTGGCTTGGTGTAGCCGCCAAATGTTTCAGCCATAAGTTTATCTAAACTGAAGTTAGCGTCATTTGATTTGGCAATCATGTAGGGTTGTTGTACCCCATTGGCTGCTAAGAAAATGTCTGACTTCAATGGTGTTAAGACAGTACCATTTAGAACCGTCGAATAAGCCGCTTCATTATTAGTATCGGTTGAGTTGTTGGATGCTTCTTCAACAAATTCAATGTTATTGAAGCATTCATAAATTGAAATATCCCCATCTAGTGATTGGGATTCAGCAATCATCGCAACATGTGGCTTAGGCAACTGACGAACCCAAGCACCTGTATTGGTGTTTTGTGTGTATCCCTTTAGCATTTGGTTAATCTTGAAGTCCAAGTCCAAAGCGGTTAAAGCCAGCGTTGGCATAGACTTACCATAAGCTGTACGCTTGATTTGGCCATTCCCCCAACCAGGCGTCCCGGCTGCTTCAATAGCGGTCACGTTAATTTGACTAAAACCTTCACCTTGATGGTCGGCAACATAGATGCCGTCAGCAGATAATCCTTTGGTAGCGTCTTTAATTAAGTCACCATTATCGTCTAGCAAAGCAAAAGTTGCTTTGACAATGTTGTGTTTTGACATTAAATATCTCTCCTTTAAATCATTTCGTTTTTAGTTACGTAAATTGTTTTGGTTACTTGGTTGGTATCTTGGTCAGTTGTGTGGTGCTGACTAGATACAATTAGCCATCCGGCAGCTTTAAGGCTTTTCATCAAAGCTATCTCAGCTTCTAGTGGGTTAAAGTCATCTGCTAGGTCAACCTTATAGAAGATTTGAATCTCAACACCCATTGCTATGCCTTTAAACGTGCTGTTTGCCAGATAAGCCGGACTTGAATCGGTCTCTTGCAATAGCATGACTGTACTATCAGTGTTGTCTAAATCTTCGTTAGGTATCTCATTCAGGTAAACTTTATCTAGCCACGTTAAATTGAGGGCGTTAACTAGGCTGGCTACCTGTGATACTGGTAATAACACTAGTCATCGTCCCCCTTCTTATACTCATCTAGCATGGCATTAAAAACGTCATCTTGTGAGTCAGCTAAGTTCTGGTCAACAAAGTGATCAGCCTTAATATGCTTAGTCCCATCGTTTAACCTTCTGGCATTCATGTCATGGAATTTGTTAGTCCACCCGACAATTGAGCTACCATCATGTTCGCCGTCTATATCGTTGCTGTTATAGCTTATGTTGTCAGCCATGTGTCCGTACTTCTCGTCTTTATGACTTGAATAGTGTTTCTTTTTTGTGACTTCCGTCAAGTTATCAGCTAATTTCTTAGCGCCAGCTTTGGTTATCTTTTCTTGCTCAGACTCGTTAGGTACTAGCTTGTGGACGTCTTTAAGCCAGCTTGCTAGTTGGTCGGCCATATCATTGTTTGCCATAGCTAGGCCCCCTTAGTAACCTGTTTAAGCGTCAAATAATCGCAAGACAGATAATTGCTAGAATCATCTATGCTGTCATTGATGACATCGTAAAGTTTACCTTTATACTGACACTTAATACCTTCATAAACTTTAGGATTATGCCTAATAATGACCACTACTTGCTCTAATTGTTCAGCTGTGAGTTGATACGAAGATGCAATTGATCGTGTATAGGGTGCACAGTATAAACTAAACTGACTAACAAATGTCTGTTTACTAGTTCCATTAATAGGATTTTGAACAGTTTTAACAGTGCCAATCTGTATACGTTGGTTAAAGTCAACTGGGGTTAACCGATTAGTTGCCATTGTCGTTCACCTCATCCTGCTTTTGACTATACAGACCTCGTAATTGGCCAATAATCGAATCAACAACTAAGTCAACTGGATTAACAGTGTTTGAAGTGATTGATGTCCGATAATACCAGTATGAACCAGCTAAGGCGTAAACAGCCGTTTCAAACAAATCATTCACGCATTCCATCTCGTAGAACCCCGTAACACCATTTTCATCACCAATGGCCTGTTTAATGTAGCTAGTGGCTGCAGACAAGTAGCCTGTTAGCAGCTCGTCGTCATCATTCCCGTCAATTCGCAAAGACGATTTCAATGTTTTTAAATCGGCTGCCACTTAAATCACATCCTTACTTAGCCGCCCAGATTGTTACTGTACTGTGTATTTATTGGCGACATGGTTGGCTAATTACTTAGCAGGGGTCGTTGTAGCAGCACTCGCTGCAAAGTTGGCCGGTTGGTCAGCGATTGTACTGAACGAACCTGCAACAAAGGCTTCCGTATCAGTAGCTTCAACATCAAAGCGATCAATTACGCGAATCTTGGTTTGGTCTTTTTCAAAGGCGCCACCACCAATATTGGTAGTCAATAATGAAGTGCTTTCTCGGTCAAACAAAGTTACCGCTTGTGATAAGTCACCGTAATACAATGGATAAACTGGTGCCGCTGCCGTCCCAGTATTTGGCAACCACTTGTCAGCTACTTCTACAATTCGCTTGCCATGGATTAAATATTGATCAGGTTGTGTTGGATCGGGTTGCAATAAGTAACGTCCCATAGCATCCTTAACCTCGGAAAGCACATTTAAACCTGACGTATTTGTCATTAAGAACGAAGTAGTCTTAATGGCAGGATCAACGGCAGTGTTAATCATCGTAATAATGTCATCAAACTTAGCTAAGGTTGGTTTCTTAGGTGCGTTATTCATTGCTGCAATAATTTTAGCGTTGCGAGTAACAACAACCTTCTTAGCAATCCATTGAGACAGCCATTCCAAAATGTTGTCAGCGGTATCCTTTAGCAACGAATTCGTGGCAGTGGTAATGCCAGCATACCGATGAATCGTGTATTTAATAAGGGATAACTTAGGATCATCATTATCACCAATGGTAGCCGTTTCATCATCTAAATCAGCCAGCGGAGTAACGTCAGTCCACTTTTCGTAAACTCGTGACCCGGTTTGAGTTGCAACAGTTTCCCGATTAACATACTGTTGTAATGAATCGTATTGGCGAACCAGCGTATTAATTGCCGTTTGAATATCTTGAGGAATAGTTAAGCCGATTGCATTGCCACCTTCGTCGGTAGAAGAAGTTACCAAATTCATAACTTTCGGGTCGCCTTTAATCATACCTTGGAAGTTCTTAATGAACTCAGCTTTGATGTCTTTTTCATTATCATCTAGTGGGGTCTTTTCCTTATCATTCATGTTGGCAATCTCTTGAGCCTTACGTTCTTCTTCTAATTGTTCATGTAAAGCATCACGCAGGGCAACCGCATTGTCGCGATCTTGTTTCATTGCTTTAAATTTTTCTTGATCAAAGCTGTCGTCAAGGACAGCTGCGTTTAACTTGTCGTTCAAGTCTGACACCTTTTGTCCTTGGGAAATCCAAGCGTCATTAATTGTATTAATATTAGCCATTAGTTGGCCTCCTTTTGATTTTTTCCAAATAAAATAGCCAATTTGCTGTTTCGTAATTCAGCAGATTGACTATTAGTAGTATTTTCTTTTTTAGACGGCTTAATTTTATCCTTATCCGCCTTGTAAATTAGATTCATCAGCTTGTTAACTGCAGATTTAGGTGGAATATGCGAGATAGCATTCACTGGTTGCAATTGTTGATCATTAGCAAACATAATTTCGTCAGCGAAACCTTTATCGACGGCATCACTAGCGGTTAACCATGTTTCGTTTGCCATTAATTGTAGCAAGTCAGCTTGATCCATGCCGGTTTTAGCCTCATAAGCGCTGGCAATCGATTGATCAATGCCATTTAAAATACTGGCTTCATGCTCCAAATCGTCAGCATTACCAGCTGGTTGTGACCAAGCTTTATGGATCATAATCTGAGCAGTTGGTGAAATGTTGATGTGATCGCCAGCCATAGCAACCACACTGGCCGCACTAGCGGCTAAGCCTTGAATATTAACTGTTACATCGCCAGCATAATTTTTTAGCATAGTGTAAATCTCACTAGCCGCAAAAACATCGCCACCATTGGAAGCAATATCAACTTCAAGCGCTTCATCATCACCGTCGTCATCGTCATCGTCACTGTCATCATTTAAAATGTCAGCAACACCCGAAGGCGATACTGCTGGCATTCCAAAGAACTGATAGAAACCGGCTGTTTGATCATCAACGATATCGCCTTTAATCATTACTTTCTTTGTCATCATTATCACCTCCTTTTCCCGATTGAATCACAGCTTGTTGTGTCGTTGGGTTCTTAGCTTCAGGCATTTCATCCGGAAAATAACCAGTCTGCTGTAGTAACCAAGTTGCTTGATTATTAGCAATTGTGCCGTCCTTAGCCAGTCCCGATAGGGTAGCTGCAAATGAGTCTCCCAATGGGTCTACAGCAGTCCGGATATTGGCCGTAATCTTAGCATTAAGCTTATTATCCAGCTCAGCTAAAATCGCCTGTAAATAGCGATTAAGGGCATTGGTGTACATGCCTTTAATTTGGTCAATATTACTTTGCTGGTCGCCTTGGCCGTTTAAATAGCTATCAGGAATGCCGAAGACTTTAGCGATTTGCTTACTCGTCCAATCTGTTTGGCTTAACAGCTTAGTAACATCGGCTTTCATTTCTAGTGGCTTGTAATCTTCAAGTTGATCAATAACTACCGGGCCGCCGTTTGAACTGTTCACCTGTTTCATGAAGTTACGTGAGCGGCTGGCCTTCATCTTCTCACTTAGCAACCCACCGTGCTGAATAGATAGAACGCCAGGAGCACTAATTGAACGTGCCAATGCAGCCAACGTTAAACTGTTAGACGAACTCTTGACTTGTAACTCATTCGATAATGCTTTTAACGGACTATTACCAGTCATACCGCCATCGGTACTAGCCCATCGAATATGAATCATGTCAGACTGTGGTACATATTGAAGAACGCCCAAATTGGGTTCGTCAAAAGTAACCGTGTAGGTTAAGCCACTGCCATCATCTAATAAGTAGGTTTGCACTTGGCTAGGTCGCAAATATTCCCAGCGCAGATCTAAGCCATTAGGATTACGCCAGCGATATGCAAAGCATTCACCACCCAATAACAATTGTGAATACATCGACTGCCAAAACGTGTGACCATTAGCTGTCGTACTGGGATTGTTTAGGATTCCCTGCGCTCGTGGCATATTAGCCATTAATTGTACCGTGGCTAAGTCTCCAGATATTTGATTAACCGCTGAATAAATATCTGAATTTTCCAAAGCATCTTTGGCACTAACATACTCATTATTGCCAGTTGGTGACAAAAAATTAATGATATTATCGTCTTCTACTGGCACGCTTTGAATACTAACTGAATTATTTATTGCCGTTGGTGGTTCAAAAAAAGGCATTGTTAATCACCTCCTTTTTGGCCAGCTGTTACGACTTCCGAAAGCCAGCCAACTAAAAACAAAGCTACAGCAATTGCTAGAACGCCCTGTGCCTGCCCAAATAAAAAGGCTGCATATACCCCAGCAATCATACCTAGAATGAAACACAGTACATCAAAATAATGCCAGATAGTTGCAAAAAATTGTTTAAAAATCATCAATATCATCTCCTAGCAATCCTGACTCCGGGTTATTAAACCATTCAAGAACTTGTTTTTCGTTCATACGTTCGACCTGTTTATCAGGATTGTTTACGTCTGAAAAGTCTTCAAAGTGATACATGGCTTGGAATAAGGCATCAATTAACGCATCTACCACATCAATCTTCAATGTGGCCTTAGCTTTATCGACTTGAATACCAATTTTGTCTTCATAAATTTCAGCATTTAGTAATGCCTTTTCCATAATTCGATCATCCAAGCGGTCTACCGAGCCTTCAACAAACATCGTCTGCAAAAACTTAGTTGGATCCTTCAATTCACTAGTCCGCTGCCGAATGGCTTGCAATGGCCACCCTGAATTCAAATCCAATTGCTTGATTGTGGGTGTTAGCCCCCACGCATCATAACCAAAGAAAACAACTTCCAGTCGATGCCGCTCAACAAAGTTAAGTAACCACTGATAAACTTGCTCGTCATTGATTAGTCCTTGAGGATGGCTACTAATTGTGCAAAATCCCTTTTGAGCTAAGTTCCGATAATTAATACCGTCTTGCTTTTCTTTAGCTTCAATCGAACCAGCTTTCTGCCAGGGAATAAAGCTATGCTGATAAATAAACCATCGTGGTTTGTCATTATTATCACGATAAGGAAATACAAACGCTAGCGCCGTGTTATCACTAAACATCGAGTAGTCAAAGCCAATATAGACTTGCCGGTCATCAAAACTAAATGATGATATAATAGCTCGCTCAACGTCAGGCAGTTTCAAGAAGCTATCGGCCGATTGCTCTAGCCACAAGTTGAGGTTTTTATTTTGGAAATCGTTGAGTGTGCCCGACAAAGCGTCAGAATCACGCTTATCTGTCAAGCCGTTCAGCAACACTTCTCGTTGGCTCGGTAAATCTAGTAAGGGATTACTTTTAACCCACATATCGGGCTTATAAGTTTCGTCCAGATTGTCCTGCGACCAAATAAGCCCCAAATATGTATCAGCATCGCGCAAATAATCTTGTTCCATGGCTTGCTGAATCATACGCTCATCATCGTGAAACGGAACAGTGGGATCAGGATATGCCGTTGAAATTTGAATAAATTGCCGATTAGGTACTTTAACTTGCCCTGACACAATCTTAGAAACCTTTTGTCGTGTCTTAATTTCACCAATCTCATCAAATATAGCCGTTGTGAAATGAAAGCTATCGTACTGACCAGCTTCGTGACTGATTGCTCGCAGTTTATTGTTATTACTACTCATCACAACTTGGTCCGCTTGTGAAGACAATGTCCGAGTATCTAGCCCACTATCAGCAATCAATGACTTAAATGGCTCAATAGTTGCAATCTTAGCAAGCATTGACTTAATGTAGCCCAGAATCTTGCTCGTTTGTTTGTAATTAATGGATGAAACTAAATAGTCTTGGTTAGATAGTCCCAATGACTCAATTAAATAACTATAGGCAGTAATAATCGCCATAAGATAAGTTTTGCCTTGGCCCCGCGCAACGGAAACAATTGCTCGTGAAAAGCGCTTGCCACCGTCATCATTACGCCAACCAATCAGCATTGCCATAATAAACTCTTGCCATGGCATTAGTTTTGTGGGTTCACCAGTATCAACATTCGGGCAAATTGCCGCAAACTTCAAAACCTGTGAAACTTTCTTAGTTGAATAATGAAAGGAAAAGTCAACACTTCCCTGGCGCTGTAAATCACGCAAATGCCGTAGTGCAGCTAGCTTAATCAAATAACCGGTAACAACATCGCCATCTAAAACTGAGAAAGCGTATTTGGTACCAGCATCGTTATAACGTGTTTTAATGGATTGCCAATCGATTGATTGGTAAACGCCCAAGACATCGTGTGTTTGTGTTAGATCAACTTTCATAATTACCGCCTATCCTAAGAACTCTTTCATTCGATCAGCTACGCTACGTTTGTCTTTGTGATCATCTAAATTCAGCTTTAACAAATCACTACGCGATTTTGGCGACAAGCCTAGTTCAGCGCCTAGTTTAGTCAGATTTTTAACCGCTGAATCGTAAATTTGCGTCATGGGATTACGCTTGTAGCCCACGAAGTCTTGACCAATTTTTTTACCGGTCTGATCTTGTAACGTTTTATAGATTGCTTGGACTTCACCGTTTTCCTGGATATGTTTATACGCATTGCGATAAATCTCATATTGGGAAGCATATTGCTCTACAAGCCCGCTATCAATGCGTTTAACCGGGGTACCATCTTCTAAAAAAGGCACTAATCGACGCCAAACGACCTTAGCTTGCCGGCCTAAGTAAGCTGGCGGTGTACGTGTTAATTGCCCGTCGTTGACGTCTTTATCCGACTTTTTCACCACTACTCTCTCCTTTCATTATTTGGTGACCCCCCCTACCTAGAAATTTTCAAAAATTGTTTCTATCACAAAATGACGGCAATGTGTGTGCTCTTCCTGGGACGTGTTAGGGGGCGGGGGTTGTTTTAATAATCATCGCGACTAATTGCATTAATAAATTTAAAGTTGCTTAAATCAAACGATATGAGCTTATAAATCAATGAGGATTGACCAGTTTGATTTTTCTACCAACTGATACCCTTTGCTTTTTAGAACCTGTTCTAACTTTCTCTTTTGGCTGGGATTAAAGCTGATAAGATCAACATAAGGCTTATCATCATTCTGCAAAGCAGCTGTTTCAATTTCACTCTTAACATGTGCAATTTGTTTATCGGTTAGTTCCTGTTGCATTGCTGATTTAATTACTTCGTGGTCAGGAATCTTATCATATCTATTCGTCATGACTACCACTATCCTTTCTATTGTCCTATCATTTGACTAAGGTGTTCGCGTTTAAGTTCTGATTGCTTGATTGCTTTGACAACTGTTTCAGTATCAATGGTTGCACCTGATTTACCAATGAACTCAAGCGGCGCAATAGACTTATCAAGCACAACGACATCTTCAGCCGTATGAACTTGCTGACGCCATTGTTTTCTAATAGCGTCCTTTGTCTTCATATCAACAAAATTGTCAGCATTCACGCAAATAATCCACAGATTAATTGATTCAATATAATATGATTTCAATATCTTCACTCCTTATCCATTAACACAACGATTGCTGATACATCATTGATCGGCGTTACGCTTTGCAACTCGTTGCCTTGGCCAGTGCCATAATATGATTGTTCCCAATCCGTCTTGAGTCGGTGACACTTACCGCAGATAACAGCTAAGTTATCAACGTTAGCTTTCGATGTTTCATCAAACTCAATTGGCACAATATGATCAACTGTCTTAGCAGGCGTGATGACGCCTTGCACTTTACAGTAAGCACACAAGTAATGGTCACGCTCCAGGACTTGTTGTCTTAGATGTGACCATTGCCTTGTCCGATAGAAATTGTATTGCTGACGCTTAGTGTCATTACGATAACGTGTAACCGTGTTGTACTTGTGCGTGTAATGCTTATCGTGGCTACGTGCCCAACGTTGCCGACTAGCTAAGTACTCAGCTTCATGTTCATAGTGTTGTTGACAATAGTGGTCAGGGAACGTGACCATCGCATGGCAGTTAGGATAGCGGCATCTTCTTGTCCTTGGCATGTTGCTTCCTCCATTTCTTATCCAAACTAAAAGCGCCATGCTGTTTAGCACGACGCTTCATCCATTTATCTAAGTGGGCATCCATCTCCGCTTCTTGTGGCGTTACGTAGCCGTATTTGGTGTTAATCATCTTTGCCATGAGTTGCCTCGTTGTCTTCCATATTCATTGTAATTCCTCCTCGTATGTATCAAAAAAACTCCCACCAATAAGTGAGAGACAGTTTGAAGCCGTTTTAACTTTTAAATACAGGTTTATACACTATTAGCTTGGATATCAATACATTAATTATAATTAATCTCATATAGATTCCAATAACATCTTCCCAGTATCAGTTGGTCGTTCAGCACAGACCGTTTTTTGGTTATCTCCTTGTAACGTTCCTGAAACAAATTCAGCCAAACCGTTCGTTTCTAAATCAACAATTGCCATTTGAAGAGAAGTCAACGAAAACTTTTTAAACTTTGGAACCTTAGAAAACGCAGAAGCTACCAATTTTGTATTATCGCCCTGAACCTTTCCACTAACAGTAATTCCCACACTCGGGTTAGGTACAAGTGGCCAAACAGCTGTATTCTTTAGTAAAACCAAAGCTTGCGGTGAACTTTTATCAATCAAGCTCAAGATACTCTTTGTTTGTGAAAATATCTTGCTTAAATCATCTTCTTCAGTCAACTTTTTCAGATATTCTGACATCAGGCTCAATAAGTCATCGTCGGCTGGCGAATCTGACAATATTGAAACAATTTTTGAATATATGCTGAGGCCATACGGATCTGTAATTAAATCAGTCAGCTTTAACAGGCCTTGTTCTTGGTTATCAACCTTCTGAAGATATTCTGCTAATAACATTACTTTCTTCATATCATCAAGTCTAGTTTTAAAATGATCTCCAGTTTCAACTACATCAAAGATAAGATCTCCCCATTTTCCATTTAAAATATCTGAAACTAGTCCTTTTCCCTGACTTTTTGCAGTATCAATCATTGCCGTCTTCACCTCCCCAGCATCCAATTTTTTCTGCTTAATTCGTTTTTCAATTCCAATTTTTTCTGCATGAATGATATATTCAGGATGCTCGATCATCATCTTTATCTCATCGTTTTTGTTCAATTTAAAATCACCTCAATAATATAGTACCCGATATTTCTATCAGATACTATTTTTTATCGAAGCAATAACTTCCCCAAACATCACCCCCTACAACCAACCCGCACATAAAATTTAAATGGACTCGAATCCATTTTCTAATGCTTTTTACGTATTTTTTCAGTTATATAAATCTCCAAACTAATCTAGCTAGACAAAAACTCCCGCCAATAAGCGAGAGTTAGTTTGGAGATTGTCCGTTTTGGAGCCGTGGACGCGTTTAATGTGCTTGGTAGGGATTTGCACCCTACATAACAACACCATCCTGTGTTGCCTCTTAAAACGTCTACCTATTCCGCCACAAGCACGTGTTAGCCAAAAAGACATATCTAAAAGACTAACTTCTTCATCATTGAGTGCCAATCTGCTTGTCGTCTCCGAAGATTTTACCACGAGCTATCAGAGCAGTCCCAATAGCTAACTAATCACGTTATACAGTTTTAGCCCTCATGAGTGACCATGCTGTATAACAATATCGCTGGTAGGCCTCGAACCTACATCCCATTGTGGCTTACCAATTAGCCCACAGCGATTACCAGTCTGTAATTTGGAGGATTACTTCATGCACGTCAATCACATTTGGCATACTACCAATTTAGCACGATTATAGGGGTCAAAAGTCCACAATTAGTCTCAACTTAAATCGTACAATCCTAATTTTTTTGCGCATTTTAAAATAAAACGTGATTTTAGTCTAAATGCAGTTGCACGGCTAACATTAATGCAGTGACTAGATATCAATCCATCGATTGTATATTGCTGGTGCTTTTTGAAATACAGCTCATTAATAATCACCTCAGTGTCATGTTCAGCACCATCTAGGCAATCGTCAATCACTTCCCGCTGATGTTTCAAGGCATTAATGCGCCGATCATCATCAATCGTGATAATCGTGTTGAGCGTTGTTTCCGGATACTTGTATTGTGCCTTGCCTCCTCCAACATTCTCATCACGCGTAGCAGTCGGATAGCGCAATTCCTGTTCACGTTCCTCAATATACTTATCAATTTTGGGATAATCGCGCAAAATATCTTCTACTTTTCTAATAGTTGAGCGTTTCACTACCAGTTCCCCTTTCAAATATTGTAGTCTAGCAGCACACATGTTTAGGGTTGCCTAAATATATCGTGTGGTGTATATTATAGTTGCTTTAATTCCTAGCGTCGTATTCTCCTCAACAGATACGACGCTTTTATATGTTATACTGACAACGGTCATTCGAGTGGTCCTGTGACTGGTCGCCTTAGTAGGCGGCTTTTTGTTTACTATCGCAATTGCTCAACTCCATAATATCAGCAATGAGGTCCTGGCCAATTTGTGCCTGTTGCTCAGTTGTCTAGGCATCTTCGTCCTCCGTAATGTAGTATTTGTTTTCGTCAATCGCACGAATACGCCTATCAATCCAACTGTTACTCCGTTTTAACTCCCGAGACGTCCTAGTTTTACTCTGCTTGCCTTCCATGACTAATTTAATGGCATTATACTGGGTACGCGTAATCTCCATGTAATCGCCTGATACGGTCTTAATTCCAGGCATCTTATGCAAGTTAGCTAGTTTGCTCTCAGGCACGTTATCCATGCTGCCATATCTCGCTTCTAGCTTATGAATTACTTCTAGTTCTTTAGGCCAATTTTTGCTCGCCATAGGCTAACTTCCTTTCAAGCTCCTGTTCGTAATGATCGTGTATCTCATTCGTACAATTTGGGCATGGTCCAAACGTGAAACCATAACTCCCAAGTGGTTGCTTAACAACTTTACTACCATGACATAATTCACAACTCATACACTTCTGACTCCTTCCATGTTGTCAAACAGCAATTGACAGCTAGTATCCTTGGTATATAAACGATCAATTGTCTGACCACTATACATGTTTTCTAACTGGCTTCGTGTATTGTTGGTAGTGATAATCGTTGCTAATTTGCCATCGTTAATGTTAAGGTTCCATCTGGCATTGGCAACGTCATACATCAACGTACGTAAATCTTTGTGCACTGGCTTGTAGAACCCTTTTTCAGTCGGCTTACCACCTTCAGTACCAAAGTCGTCTAGCACCAACACGTCGACTTTTTTCATGTCCTTTAGAACATAGTTTAAGCGTTCTCTGACATCTGGCGCATCGTATTTCTCGTTGACCAGCCGTAGCAACTCAGCTGTTGAAACAAACATCGCTGTTTGGCCTACACCCATTAACTGATACATAATTGCTAGCGCTAATGACGTTTTGCCAACACCGGGGCCGCCTGCAAGTGCTACGTTGAACTGGTTAGTCTCTAATTGCCTAGCTAACTTAAATGCTTGATTACCAAGTTCTCTAGCTTTAGCTTGATTAGGCTGTTTATCAACCCGCCAATCATTAAAGCTAAATCGTAGCGGCACGCCTCCAGACCAGACTGACATGCGATAGTAATACCGTTTTCGGTTAGCAATTACGCCTGCATTCGCCCGATCAATTGTTTGATGATCCAATTCTTCTTTGGTTGGCAACTTAGTTGTATCAATTCCTCTAGCCGCTACTACTTTCTGAATCGTGGCTTGATTGAATAACTTCGTTACATTTTCCATTAGCCAAACCAGTCCTCTCGTGTTTGTGGCGCAACATTAGTCGGGCGATCACGTTCAGCCTGACCCATGAGCGTGTCATACTGCTTGCGTAACTTTCCTGCCGATAAAATGTTTGCTTGCCAGAATGAATTATCCTGTGACCAATCTACTAGCCAATCTAATTTTTCATAATCACGATGATCACGTTCGTGTGCCAATCGAATATCATTAGCCCATTTTTGTAAGTTTGGTTCTTTAAAGTCAGGTTGCCGTTGCTTAATTCTGGTCAACAAATGACTAGCAATTTTGTACGGCTGAGAAGACGGGTCATAATTTGGCTTTGCCAAATGGTGACTATCTTTGTTTACCTTACCTTTACTAACCTTACCTAACCTAACCTTACCTAACCTATGCGGTCCATTGTCCGTCCATTGGTTGTCCATTGGACGTCCAGTAACTTTACCCGTGTCAGCACGCGGCTTGGGCTCAGTTAATTCTATGTTTGGCATGATTTCTAATAACAAGTCTTTATATATCGAATCCACTTTTCTATCCGCTCGAATTCGATTATTTTCGTTCCAATCCGTGATATAGGCAACTAGATCATCGTTTAAAACATTTACAAAATTCTTAGCTACTAGTATTCGTAAATCGTCCTCAACTGCACCAGTTTGCCGCATAACTGAGAACGCTTCTACAACACCATCATCATCCGCATGCAACCCCAAATGGAAATAGAGTGCCTGACTGCTCAACGGCATCTTTAAAAATTTAGCACTATCGGTTATACGGTTACTAAACATTCTTCTCTGTGCCATCTCTTAATCCTCCCTTATTTACTAGTAGGCATTCCACCTACCCGGTGTATTAGTCACTGCTGTATTTACCTTTCAAGCCAATTCGTTTTAGTGTTTCTTTATCTAGTTTTATGCCATCTACCGGAACGTGGTATTTTGCACTAAATGCCACGGAGCCAATTTGCTCAATCTCGCTGTGATGGACTCGACACAATGCCATAACGTGCCGTTTGGTGTGATCAACGTGTGTTCTGTTCAAGCCAGCTCCGATAACGTCTACATGATGAATATCAGCACGATTACCACATATCATGCAAACTCGGTGGCGGCAACATTGAAACAGATAATATTCTTGCTCACGCGGCAATAGCTTATAGCCTTCCTTGAACGGCACGTGCCACTCAAACATGAAGTCGATGACTAGGTCTAGTAACTGGTTAGCGTCGCTCACAGACGATTCTGTGGTGTCTGACAGGCTAATCTGTTTGCCAAACGTATATGACTCATACTGCAAATAAAACAAGTTTTTCAAGAAGTCTGTCGGCATACCTGACCACGTATAGATGTCACTAAGCAACGCGAAGAACAAGCGTCGCTGTTGTGGCCTAGCTTTACGTGTGTCAGCTAATTCCGAGTACGTGTAGTATTTGTCAGCAGAACCACTTACCGTCTCAACATGGTCAAGGTTAGGCTTATGGGTGAGCTTCTGAACCTGATACCACTCACCATCTTTTTCAATTAACTTAGTCGGTAGCAGTTCCACGCGATCACCTCTGCCTAATTTATATCACCGAATTATCTTTTAAAGCCTCCAGCAAAAATTTTCCGCCAGACAAGCCTTCGTCTGCATCTTCAAATTGCTGTTCCAATCCACCTAAGTAACCTTCTAGTTCTAATAACAACCAGTCATATTCGTTAAACAGTGCAATCTTTTCCTCATCGTCTAGGTCGTCAAACGAAACAATTTTTTGACGTGCCTGTACCGCCTTGTAGGCAAAGTCAGCAGCGCTTGTGGCCGCGGATAACTTTTTTTCTACACGGTTAAGTTTCATTTCAAATGATTGGCATTCAGATAGTAAGTCCACCATTTATTTCAGCCCCCTATTAAACATCCATGAATTCAAGCAAAATGCCATCGCCATATTATTTTTAATTAGCTGTAATTCTGGAGTTAATTCTTGTGTATCGATTAATGCAATCCGTGTAATACCATGAAGAATACAATCCTGTTGTTCTTTGTAAGGTAATGGATTATCCATAGCTACCGTCCTCGCTTTCTTAGCACTTGCAAACGAGACTGCTTTGGAATAGAGTAGATGTTGTTTATAATTGTCTCTTCCATTAGTCCATCGTTAGCCGTTACTAGCGATGGCTTTTTTTGCACTCGTTTCCAGTTGTTAACTGATAAAACTGATACTTTTTGCATGATCATTCCTCCTACTTGAGCACTTGAATACCATTGGTAATAATCTCGAATTGCTGTCCATTTTGTTCAACTACAGCCACATCTTTTTGAGTGCGCAATGTGAACGGAATTTTTTTAATATCTACTACTTTACCAACGCCGGCTTCTCGTATTAATTGGCCACAACTATACTCTGCCTTGTAACTCACTCGATCACCTACATGAACTTTCATGGTTATTCCTCCCAATACATTGGTGGTAATGTAAATGTCCATCCATCGTCGTTTTCTTCATCTGGCTCGCAAACATTAATATCGTGTTCTTGTAATTCAGCAATAAACTCTTCTGAATAGTAAAGACGCGGGTGCCTTTTAATAATTCCGGTTGTGTCATAAGCAATAGCATTAATCAGCTCACGTTCATCTGCACGAATCGCGTTATACTTACGTGCTCTTAACGCGTGCTCAATGTCTTCTTCATACATATCATTTCCTCCTTACTCTGCACCTTCACTGCCTACTTGAGTTTTATGTGCTTCTAAAAACTCATTTGCGTCATCTTGATCAATCCTTCTAACACCACCTATCTGTGTAACTTTAAGTCCCTTTTTAATGAACGAATACAATGTGTTATAAGAACCAATGTTGAAAAATTTTAGTGCTTGCTTGTAATTCATTTGCTTTGGCAAATCTGTTTGCATGCTGTTTCCTCCTTAAATTTCAAACATGTTGCTAACTTATGACTACTACTTTCTAATCATTCACAATTGATGGTCAGAACATGCGAAATCAAAATAATGTTCATGGCGTATAACTCCTTATAGCGTTACAATTAGTATGTCTTTAATAATTGAGGTGATTAAAATATGAATGAAACCAGTAAGTTCGTTGCTTTTGAACTGTTAAACAGAGGCCAACACTACGACGCCCTTTACAAATTATTAAAAAACTTTTCTACTCACCGAAAAATCACAGAATCACTTTGGATGGTAAATACTTCTCTCACTCCTGCAAAATTAAGAGACACTATAAAACCCTGTTTAGATGAAAATGACCATCTATTTATTATTGACTATGTTTCCGGATCACGATCTGCATGGTTTAATACTATAGATGATTTTAAAGATGCCTTAGCCCATGAAGATGACAATAATTAATATTCATTATTTTTTTATTGTCTTTTTTCAATTTGATTGTTCGAAAACAAAAATTATTTATTCCAATTAATCGAGGCGAATTATTATTAAATATTTAATCAGCTATGACTTAGAAAGTTCTTCCGAAAATTATGAAGAATTAATAACTGCCATCAAATCTTTTGGCGGATGGGCCAACTTAACACATTCATGTTGGTGCATAACTTCTGGCTTGTCTGCAAAAAGCATACGCAATCATTTGGTAAAATATATAAATGAAAATGACAAACTTTTTGTGGCCAAGCTAAGCGGTGAAGCTGCTTGGCACGGTTTCACGGACGATGTCAAAACGTGGATTAAAAAGCACTAGTCTCTATTCTTACTCTGGACCCCCATGTTACTTGCAATAATGTGGAGGTCCTTTTGAATTATCCATAATACACATACCAGTTTATTTAGTACTCTTGCTATTGCAGTGTTCTCCTTAAATACCAAACCAATGTTTAATCTCCCGGCGCTTGTACCACACGGTTGTTAGCGCCCAGGTTAATACCGCTACTTCTACCATGGCAATTCCTCCTTGTGAATTGAATCATCATCTGCCCGCCTAGGTTTTAGTTACTTAAATTTTGATGATTCAATAACCATTTTTCGACTGCTGGGGCATACCACTTTCCGTCTTCTTCTGGCTTTGGGAAGCCTTCTTTGTCGCGATAGTGCTTGTCGAATGTATCAACCTTGATTCCAAACTCAGAGTAGAAATCTTTACGTCCAATCATCTTGTGATCAACAGCCTGCTGATTACGCCCGTCCGCGACTCCCTGCTCATATGCTTGCGTGAAAAGCTTCGACAAAGCACTTACCAAACTGTCCATCTTGGTCACTCCTTTCGGTGTATAATTTTGTTATTCCAATTAATCGAGGTAATAAAATTGGAAATTAATGACTACAATCTTACGAATGATGCTAAGTTTCTAATTGCATCGATGTATAAAGAATATTTAGATCGTCGTATGGCTGGTATGGAAAAACGGCAAGCCAGAAGCTTCGACGGTGTCGCCGAAATTAATTCTAAGATCATGCCACAGTGGAACGAAGCAGATGTACTCGATACCTGCCTTGAGCTAAGAGACAAGGGATTAATAACAGGCTCACCAGCGAATATGACACTTGTGTACATCAATATGACAACTGATTCAGTCGCTGCACTCGAAGTTTCTTTTAAAGATAAATTAGATAAAGTAATCGATTTTGTTTCAAAAGTTAAGAATGCTATTCCTTTTGTTTAACCAATTACAAACCAATCCTTAGCCGTCAAATCATCTAAACTTGGCGCCCAACGAACAAAAGCTTGCTGATAATTTGGCAGTACAATGATGCCAGCTGAAGTGTTTGTTGGAATATAAATACATGGTCTTGGCTCATTGCTATGCCTAGCAATGCCTCGACCGCTTTTTTGCGCTTCTTTAATCGCTTTGCTTATTTTCATGTTTTTTCTCCTATGCTGGCTGTTCAACTAATGGCATGATTCCCTTTGACTTTAAAAAGTCGTACAAGAACTTTTGCCCCGCTTGTGTCCATTTCATCGTGTTACGTACCTGCTTGATGCCATCGATGTTCGTATACTCGTATGGTTCAACGTGCGTATAGCCTTCGTCTTGATACTTCGCGTACAATAGCCACGTTTTCCCTTGCTTGTATTGAATGCCTAATCCATGTAGCAACTTGTTGAACTCACGTGTTGAGTAACCGTAGTTCTTAGCAATCATTGAGATTGTTTCCAGTCCCTTGTTGGCTAACATGCTATCGGTGTAATCCGCCTTGGGCTTCAACTCCCGGATAACTAAGTCCTTTTGCTTGAGCTGGCTGCCTGCCTTCAATAGCAAGTCGCCTAACGCGTCCTTGTCGTGCGTAATGTCGTAGGCTGTCTGGTCAGTCATGTAAACGCCATTCTTGCGGATGGAAGGGAGCACGTTATGAGTTACCCAACGGTTAAATCGTTTTGCTTCTGGTTTCCGACTAGCTCCGATTAACTTGTAAAGCCCAGGTTCACTGATGAAGTTTGTATTTCCAGATAAGCCCCCTAAGTTAAACTTAGTTACCTCATCATTGTCTAAAGACTTGATAGCAACGCTTGAATTTGAAAGCCCTAATGACTTAGAAATATCTGGCATTGCAAACCAAATAATATTTTCACGTTCAATGGTACGTACTTGATGGCCTTCAAAATTAAATGGTGTAATTTGATTCATTGCTAGTCCTCCTTAGATTTTGTATTTTTTAACAAGGTAGTCATACACTTCATTAACTAATCGCTCTGCACCGTTTGTTGTTATCTTTTTATTCAACGCAAGATTTACAAAAGTGATTGATTTTTTGAAATGATCAGCGATAGTCCCTTGACTTTCTAACTGGCGATGATTTGCCAGCCACGATTTAATCGCTTCTGCTTTATTGTTTGTTTCCATACGAATAAACATCAGTTTGCCTCCTTTTAATATTTATTAAGAAAGATATTGCAAAAGTCTATAACATGTCTTAATATATAGACATAACGAAATAGCTACAAAGCTCTTATTTATCGCCCGCCAAGATGATTAATAAGCTCTTTTAGTTTTGCTAATTTGTTAACAATATTTCTTAACAAAGATAATTCTACAACATGTTTTAGATTTTTACAACTATTTTTTATACATATTGTAGAATTATCTTGCCAATCATTGGAGGAACTCTACCATGACGCTGTTTGACAGGATAAAAACAATTTCGAAAGAACGTGGATATTCAATTGCTGAGGTTGAACGTAAAGCCGGGATAAGCGCAAATTATATGTATCAGTGGAAAAAACGTAATCCAAGCCCTAAAGCTTTGGCTTCCGTAGCCGATGTTTTAAATGTTTCTGTTGATTACTTATTAGGCAAAACGGATGACAATTCTACTTCAATGAAGCCCAAACAAGTTGATATTACAGATGACGACTATATTATGACCTATCAGGGTAAGCCTATCCCTCCTGAAGATATGGAGTACATCAAACGCATCTTAAACGGTGGGAAGGACTGATAATATTTGAATATCTACATCAAGCGTTTAATGCAGTATGCTTGGGATCATGGAATATCTTGCATCTTAACAGACAAACTAGATGCATACACTCCGTCGTCAGCCAAACCGGAAAATAACATCGTTCTAATTAACCTAAAATGGCACAATCCGTCTGAAATCGCCTTTCAAATGGCACATGAATTAGGCCACGTTATCAACCATGATGAAGGAATATTATATTTTTCTAGTTTTAGCAATAAATCTAAATACGAGCGCATGGCTAATTTAGAAGCATTGAAAATACTTATTCCAATTTATTTAAGCGAAGTTGATACGTATGCTGACAATAGTGTCATGCCGTTTATGGAAAATTTTGGTATACCAAAACGATTAGAAGATGATGTCGTTAACGCCTTCCGCACTAATGTTAGTAACTAGAAGTTAACTTACAGACCAGATACGGATGTCGGTAAAAGCTGGGGAATTTGGAGGAATGTAATATGCCAAAATGTGTGATTTGTAAAAATAAGATTGGCTTCTTTGCAAAGTATTTTACCGTCGATACTGGAGAAAAAGTATGCAAAAATTGTCTTTCAAACTCTGAACCAGAAATATTAATCGAAAATCTTTCCTCTGCGGCGGACGTAGCTTTTCATATGGATAATTCTGTTGGTGATACTTATTTATCATCTATTGGTGAAAAGTCTTTGTCAGATTCTCGTAGAGAGAATGAAGAAGCTAATAAGAAGCGCCTCCAACAAGAACTAGACCAAAAACGTCATCTTGAAGAACTGGCTAAAAAGAGAAAAGAGGCCACCGATAAAGCTTCACGACAAGAAATATTTCATTTTAAAGTACGTGGTACCACCCACTATGACCTAGCAAAAATGGTCTCTTACGCACGTAAAAATGATTTGTTTGACCCTTACGATGGATATACCGCTGCAGACATCAAAGAATTCTCACCTTACGAAGAAGTGTATGAAACAGACCTTGTAGGATTGATAAGCGCGATAGAATTTAGAACAGACCCAAATAATAAATATGATAAAAATGCAATCAATGTCATTGCTACGCTTGACGATGGTGAATATATGTTAGGACATGTTCCTGCCGGAAACACTAAAGATATAAGTGAAATAATGACGAAACAAAATAATGGAAGCATCGCGCTAAAAATAAACTACACACTAACTGGTGGTAAATATAAGATTGCTGAGGAAAAAGAAGAAGAATTCGATTTTGACGAAGATTGGGACGTTGAAAAGGAAATGCAGCAAGAGGAAAACGAAACAGATTTTACCAAAAACCTTAGAATTAAGTCTGGAAAGAAAGAGTATGGTTTCAATATCCAATTATTTGATAATAACATTCAATGACGGAGGTTTCGTAAATGGGACTACTAATAATGATCGTCATCTTTCTAGCACTATGGAAGATATTAGGAACACTAGGCCACATCTTTTTGCCAATATTAGCCGTACTATTTATCCTGGCAACCTGGATTCCTTCACAAGCAATTGTTATGGTGATTTGGGTGCCAATCACGATATTATATTTTATCGGCTTGGCCGGGTATAAACATGTTAAGTAGAACTAGTATAAACATATTTTAATCGGGGGAAAGTCATGGAATTGCGTGTAGGGCAATACAGCGAACACGTGTTCAACATTAACGTTGTAGTAGGTATCATTTTCTTTATAGTGTTAGTCGCCATTTTAGCTTACTGGATTCAAAAGCGAAAGTAGCACCCTCGCCCACTACCAGCCTAGCGGGCAACATGCGCGCGTAGTTCAACGGTAGAACAATGTTCCAAGTCTTGAAGCCCATTCTTTCTTGGACTACTATGCAGGTTCGACTCCTGCCGCTCGCTTATATCGTCTCTCCCCCAAAATAGAAACGAGGTAATGAATATGGGGAAAATATATACAGACGTTTATAATATCAAGCACGACAATTGTACAATTGTCAATACTCTACATTCTTTTCAACGTATTTTTATTATCGAAGATGCTCACGGCTCTAGGTTTACTTGTTTAAAGGATGACCCCCCAATGCTAAATAAATCAAACACTCATTGGAAACATGCTAGTCCCAGAGACGCGCCCGAAGATTATGCTGTACCTTACAACAAGCGAAATTAATTTTTATATCTAAAATAGTGAGACATCAGATAACAAGTTGGTGTCCCCTTATGCGAGCGTAGTTCAATGGCAGAACACTATGTCCCTTCTCTCTCACTAATACTATTATGCAGGTTCGACTCCTGTCGCTCACATTGTACGTTAATAGCAAATAATTATGGAGGCACCTATGAATATTGATATCACAAAACTATTAGATTGGGGATTGATAGTACTATCTCTTTACTTAGTTGTAGACACACTTCTGCAAATAAATCATAACAATGCCTATGGCATGTTTATAATAGCTATCAAATTAATAGTTGCCATCATTGTAGGATTATTTGGTATGTACACAACTTTTTACAACATCTATTGAAACCTTTGCTAACATGCGAGCATAGTTCAACGGTAGAACAATTATTTACACGCTTCTCACAGATCTCCCACCCTATATTTATGCAGGTCCGACTCCTGCCGCTCACGTAAAAAAGAAAGAAGGAATACTTATGAACAAGGATATTTCAAGGTACGAACTAATAGAAAACATTACTAGTGACTTAACAGCCTTTGTAAAGTCAGACGCCATTCTTCATCTATCAAAAGATAGCTATTCCAAAGATGAATATAATCGTATGTTAGATGGGCTTAAACATGATTTAATTATGCGTCTAGAACAAAAGTAGCTAATTGTCTACCTAAAAGATACAATGTTTGAGTTATGTGACCAACGCTTTGTCTCAGTTTTACTTCTATGTTCATGTCTGGCTCATATACTTGCACTATTTATTATCCAAATGGAGGCCGAATTATGGAAAATGTTATTCAAATAGAATTGACTTTGAATAAAGCAATTAGGAAAACTTATCCAGACCGTAGCTATTGGGAATATATTATTTACGAAGATCCATTACAAGCAGATTATTACAGAATTCATTTATCATTTCACAGTATGAATGGAAACAATTATGTTAGTCACTATGAAGTTCTTTTTAACAAGAGATCCACATTATCTGAGTTATTTCAAATTGATGGTAATTCTTTTAGATTAAAGTTCAAGAAAAACTAAACTTTTCATTCATAATTGTCAGATAGACACTGGCAATATGTGAGCGTAGTTTAAGGGAAAACGGCAACGGTTTATTTTACACACAGAATCACCTCCAAGATTGCTATGCAGGTCCAATTCCTGCCGCTCACGTTGACCAAATACTGATGTCATTAAAAGCTGAATTATTTCGAGGTAATTGAAATGGCATATTTTGATCCTGATGAAATACTTCAAACAAAGGAAGAAGCTTTAGATTATATGGAAGCGCATGGCATTATGACAGATGCCACTTTTCCAAAGCTGAATGATACAGAAAACACTGATAAACACATGGCTCCCGTTTACAAATATCTTAGAGAAAATGGTATGTATATATTTCACACTGGTTTCTATGATAGAATATTTAATTTTGGTGCAATATATTTTATGTTTGATGCAAATCGCTTTGATTATCAAACTGCACCAGCTGAAGTTAAGAAGATTTTGAGTATTTGGTCAAATTCTCAATCTAAGTAAGCAAGAAAGCACATCCCCTCCCGCCAAGAAGTAAGATGTGCTACCAATAAAAGCCAGTGGATTGCTCCACTCTTTTTACATACATAATATTATCACAACTAAGGAGGTGATGCCTGCAAGTCCTTAAAATTCTACCCGCCTAGGTGAAATTTAAGGAGGAAATATAAATGGCAAGTATTAAAAAGAAAAATGGCAAATGGGCCGTTCGCGTTAGTTACTATGATGAATTTGGCAAACGGCACTTTAAAAACAAGAGTGGCTTTTCTCGTAAAAAAGAAGCTGAACAGTGGGCAACTAAATTGGAACAAGCTAAGTTTGACCAATCCATAGGAAAAACCGATACAACGACAGTCTTTACAGATTACTACGAGAAATGGTTAGAAACCTATAAATTTGGCAAAGTTTCCCGAATTACAGAACAAGAATATCGATATACTCTTCGCCAAATTGCTGAGTTACTACCCAACGTTCAACTGTCGTCAATGACAAGGCTGCGTTATCAACAATTTATCAATGAATTTGTGCACGGTAATGCCAAGCAACGTGCACAGCGACAACTGACAGATAATCAACCATATCATAGCAAGTCATCTGTTGAAAAATTGCATGGTCACATTCATGCTGCAATTATCGATGCCGTAGCTGATAATTTAATAAAGACCGATTTCTGCTTACATGTTGAATTAGGTGGCCACTCCGGTAAACCAGCACAACTAAAATACCTTGACGCGAAAGACATGCAAACACTAGCCGCTGAGGTCAATAAAAATATCAAGCTAATTTCTACTGGAAAATCAATGATCTACACCGGCCTACTAACTGGTATGCGAGTAGCCGAAGTTTCTGCGCTCACTTGGACTGATATCGATTGGCAAAATAAGACTATCCGCGTTAATAAGTCATGGGATTATGTTTATGGTCAAAAATTCAAGAAAACTAAAACCGAATCGAGTATTCGGACAATAACCGTAACTGACGATCTTTTAAATCATCTTAAGACGCTACACGCTTTACAGATGGCAGCTAAATTGGACAACCCAGATCATTTAGTTTTCATGAACAAACGTGGTCGTATTCCCTCTCCAGGAGCATGTGATAACCTGCTCAAAAAATACTCCGACTCATTGGGGATTAAACGGATTAGTTTTCACGGGTTACGGCACACCCACGCTAGCTACCTGCTCTACTGTGGCGTAAAGATGGAATACATTTCCAAACGGTTAGGCCATAAGAACAGTTCCATCACTCGTAACGTTTACGCTCATATGATTAAAGAAGACCAACGGCAGGAAGACAAACGGACCTTAAAAGCTCTCTCTCAGGTCAACTAA